TTTAGAAAATCATCACGGTGGTGGATTAGAAGAAGCATTTAATTTAATTAAGTTGTGGTATGAAAAATATAATTGTTATCACTGGGTTATTGAAGAGAATGGTTTTCAGAAAGCTATTAGACAAGATAAACACACAAAAGATTATTGCAATGTGCAGGGTATAAAGTTAGAAGGACACGAAACTCATAAAAATAAATGGGATGAAAGATTTGGTGTAACTGCACTTGCTCCAATGTTTAGTGATAAAATGATTACATTGCCTTTTGCAGATGCAGATGCACAAAGTAAGACAATCGCTTATACTAAACAGCTTACTTATTTTGCAAGTAAAAATTCTGCAAGAGGTAAGGCAAAGTCAGATATAGTAATGGCAAGTTGGTTTCCAATGAAAGTCGTTAGAACCTTGACAAAGCTAACTTACAGTGATATGGAATTAGAATACAATCCTAGCTTTATGGGTTATAATAGTACTGATTGGAACGAGGTACCTTGGAGTTAAATGACACCTGAACAAATTGTAGACAGAGCAACAATACTTAAAGAGATGCACGATGATGCATTACCTGATAGAGCTAGATTTAGAGCTATATTAAATGGTGGTGCTGATGGCATTAGAGAATTACTTGGTCCTAATATGGACAGAATGGATAGCAGTTTAATACCTGCACCTAATTTAATTTTATCTGCATTAGATAGACTTGCACAAAAACTAGGTAAGCAACCTACACTTGATGTACACATTACTAATGGTAGAGATAGTTCTAGAAATAAAATTAAAAAAGAAAAACTAGAACGAATAATAACTTCTTACGATAGATTACAAGAGTTAGATGCACAGTTACCACAAGTAGCTAGATGGCTTCCTGGATATGGTTTTGCTGTTTGGGTAATTACTACAAAGAAAAGTATAGATGGAAATATATATCCTACAGCAGAATTAAGAAACCCATACGATTGTTTTCCTGGATATTTTGGTAATGGTCAAGACCCTAAAGAATTAGCAATTATACAAAGAGTACCAATTAAAAATTTACTTGAGATGTATCCTGAATTAAGTTCTTGGTTTAAATCTAGAGAAGAAAATAAAGCAGCCAATAATTACAACGTATATAACTTTAATAATGATGGTAGCTGGGAAAACTCAGATGAAAGCGGTGATGTACTTCTTGAGTATATGAATGAAGAAGGTACATACATTATGCACGTTGCATCTAGAAGAATTGTAGATTTTGTACCTAACCCATTAAAGTCAGGTCCATCATTTGTAGTAGCTAAAAGATATAGCTTTGATAGATTACAAGGTCAGTTTGACCAAGTAATTGGTTTGATGGCACAAATGGCTAAGATAAATATTTTGTCATCTATTGCTATGGAAGATGCTGTATTTACAGAAACAAACGTAGTAGGTGAAATTGAAAGTGGACAGTACAGAAAAGGTAGAAATGCAATTAACTATTTGTCACCAGGTTCACAAGTTATAAAACCTGTAACTAATTTACCTTATCAATTATTTGAAAGCGTAGGTAGATTAGAAAGACAATTAAGAGTTGTTGCAGGATATCCTGTACAAGATGATGCTATATCACCTAACTCATTTGTAACTGGTAGAGGTTTAGAAGAACTTACTGCTGGTGTTGGTCAAATGGTTACTGAGTATCACACAATACTTTCTAAAGCATTACAAGAAGTAGATGCTAAAAGATTAGAACTTGATGAAGTTTTATTAGGCAAAAAAAGAAAACCATTATCTGGAACATACAAGGGTGCTGCATTTGCAGAGTTTTATACACCTAAGAATGATATTGATAAAAACTATATAACAAGACGTAAGTATGGTGCTATGGCTTCTTTTGATGCACCTAATAAAATAATTACAGGATTACAGTTATTACAAGCTGGAATTATAGATAGAGAAACTATGCAACAAGAGATGGATGGTTTAGAAAATCTTACACAAATTAATGAAAGAATTACTAAACAGAAATCAGAAGATATTATGGACCAAATGTTAATACAGGCTTCTCAACAGGGCGATAGGTCTGCAATGATGGCTATAGTAGAAATTTATAATAATCCAAAAAATAAAGGTGAAATACTAGAAAAGTATTTTACAGCACAAGGTGAACAACCATCTATGCAGGAACAAGCTCTAATGCAACAAGCTGCAGCACAACAACAAGCTGGTCCACCTAATTTACAAGCACTACTTGGAGGTGGATAATGCCAGAAGATTTTGTAGAATTTGCAAAAATTATAGCTAGAAATTTTCCAGAAGAAATAATACACGAAGAAGTAGAAAGTGAGTATATACACATACAAGATATGGATTTTACAGAGATGAGAAATTCAGGCAAACCTGAAACATTTACAGTTGCTTGGATACCTGGTCTTGGCAAAATAGATATAGTGTTTACACCAGATTATTAATATGAGTAGAGTAAGAAAAAACAAAGCAGAATATAAAGCAGAAGACTTTAAAGGTCAGGCTCAAGAATTAGAAACATTGCAGGATGCTGCACCTTTAGAGGTAGCAGAAACACCTGTAGTTGAAGCACGACCAGCACCTGCACAGAACTTAGGTCAATTTGTACAAGATGCAACTAGACCTGAAGAAGACCCAATGATGAGTCCACTAGCAGGTATAGAAGATAGTACTAGCAGATTTGCTGCTGCTCCAGATGCAGATATGATTTTGCAAGCTATGTATAAAGTTTTACCTAGCAAGGAGATTGCAGCCTTACTAAAGAATTTATAAAATGGCTGAAATAAGATGGTGGTGGCAATCACCTGTACAAGATGAGATAGAAGAAACTCAACAAAATAATCGTATCGAACAAGCTAAGGTTATTGAAGGTATGATTAACTCTGTACCTCAAACAGCACAGAATTTAAAATCATTAGTTGATGAACATTTTTATTTACCTAAAGATGTATTAGTTGGTGCATCTTTAATGAATTTAACTGCTGATTCGCCAGAGATAGCAACAATAGTTGAACGTTGGTTAGATGTAGAAAAGACTTGGTGGGATAGAGTTAAAGCAGTTGGTAGAGGAACAATCAGAACAGCATTTACTGCATTTGATTCTTTACAAGATGAGATAGTTAAAAAACCAGTATTAGCCTATCAAAAATATTTAAATCAAAAAAAATATAGAGATAGTACTGGTATTTTAGGTGCTTCATTACAACTCTTAATTAGTGATGATGCTAGAAAAGAACTAGGTGCTGTAAGAGATAAGCTAGGTCCTTCTACAGGTAGAATAGCTTTACAAAATTTAGCAGCAGGAAAAAAAGTAAATTTAGGTGAAGGTTACTTTCCAAATTCTACTTTGGCTGAAGATACAGATGTATATAAAGAATTAGTAGGTAGAGGGATAGATGACCAATCTGCAAAGAACATTGTTCAAACTTATTATGGTCAAGACATTACAAATAGAGAAAGAGAACGTGATGAAAGTCTTACTATACAAACTAGATTTGGTACTACTAAATTAACACCTGCTGCACCATTAACTGCATCTATATTAGAACCTGGCACTAAAGGTTATAACATAATGTCTGGTCTTATTGACGGTGCTTTTACTTTAGTTGCAGACCCATCAATACTTATAGGAAGTTATTTAAATAAAGCAGGTAAAGCAGTTAGGTCATTATCACAAGCTGATGTACTTAAAAGTGCAGGAGTAATTGATAAAGCAGTTAGAAAAACTATACACGTTCCATCTGCTACAGAATATTTAACTAGCACAAAAGGTGGTACTAGAATTGTTGACCAATTAGTTTTAGCAGAAGATTTTGATACTGTTGGTAGATTGTTAAAAAACCAAGGTGATGCTGCATTACATAAAGGATTAAAGAATGCAAAGTCAAGAGAAGAAGTTACCAATTTATTAATACCAGCTATAGAAGAACAAGTTAAATTTAAGAGATTAGACCCTAATTCATTATTAATGCGTGGTTCTGTATCAAGTACATTAGGTGGATTTGTAGCTGGTGATTTTGGTAGAGCAACAGGTTTAGTAGGTGCAATTAAAAAAACACAAGCAGATTCTGCATTAGGTAGATTGTTCTCTGAGTTTCCTGTACCAAAATTAAATGTTAAAGATATGAACCAATCATTCTTTGATTTAAAACAATGGATGAAGTGGGCAAAAGTAGATGATAGTATAGCTAATCCTGCTTTAGATAAATTAGCAGACTTAGCAGAAAATCAAATGCTAAATCCTGATGAAGCACAATCATTACAAAATATGGGTGACATTCTTGATATATGGAATGATGTACTTAATCACATTGGAGAAAAGTTTGAAGCAATAGATTTACCTCCACAACTTATGAAAGGTATTAAACGATGGATGGCATCTGTAGATGAAACACACAGATACTTTGTAAACGAACTAGGTGAACTTGAATGGTTTCCTGGTTCTAAATTTGAAGAAATACCTAAGTTAATTAAACAAGACTTTTCTGAATTTTTAACTGATGATGATACTGTAACTGTTATTGAAAAAGTACTTAGTAAATTTAAAGGTAGTTCTGAAGTAATAACAAAAGATGTAGAAGATATAGTTGCACAAGTAAAAGAAATATCTAATGACCAAACTGCTGTAGAAACTAGATTGTTAATTGATGAATTGTGGTCAGGTTTTTATAACGGTGCAGAACGTGAAGCATTAAATATTGCAGAAGAGATAGGTATAAATACTAAAGGTAGAGTATCTAAAGGTATGACAGTGCCTGATGCAGATATACCTAATAAACAAAATTTACAAGATATAAGTTTAAAATATGCTGCAACTACACCTATAGAAAAAATTGCTGATGGTTCTGTATCTGCAATACCTGATACAGTAGATGGATTAAAAACATTTAAAAATGTAAAAAAAGGTGAAAAGTTTTTATACGATAGTGCAGTTGTTGAAATATCAAAAATAAGAAGTATACCTATGGATATATTTACAAATCCTAATAAAGGTGTTTTGCTAGAAGATACATTAACTAAAACTGGATTAACTAGAGAACAATTATTTGATGCAGTTAAAACTGAAAAAGGTACAACTTTTAGATTAATAGAAGTTGACGTAGCACAAGGTTCAAGATTTGATAATTTGTCTAGAAGAATGAAAGAGTTAGGTCTAGATGATTTTAAAGATGCAGACGAATATAAAGCACAAGTTGAATACGGAAAAATTAGAGAAGAAGCATTACAAGGTAGTAAAGATGAAATTAATTCTTTACCTAGAAAAGAACGTACTGCTGTACAAAATAAAATACAACAAATAGAAGATGCTAAAAAAGTAATTAATTCTATTGATAATGCTATAGAAAATATAAATGCTGATATTGCACGTATTGAAGCTGAGTATGCAGTTAATCCTACAAATATGGAATGGTATAGAAAAACTTATATGCAGGTTAGCGAAGTTGAAGCAAATCCAGAAGAAATAATTATTGGATTAAATAAATTAAAAGAAGATGCTCTTAATCAAATTACAAAAGAAATACAAACAAATATCAGATATAGAACAAGAGATTATAGAAAAGGTATTGAACCAAAAAATACAGTACAAGATGAATTAGGTGACGTTACAAAAGTAGCAGCAGGTCCACCTATTAAAACAGTTAGAGAAAATTTAGTTAACGATAGAAAACTTATAGCACAAAGAATAGCTAAGTTAGATAAAGAGATTGGTGAAACACTACCTTCTTATAAGAAAGCTAATGAAATATTAGAAAGCAAAGAAGGTGGACGCACTGTGCCGTCTACTGTTGCTGTATCTAAGAGTAATGAAAGACTCGTTGGACAGCTAGCTAAGCGTCAAGCTGTGACAAATCCAGAAAACACTTTGTTTTCTATCAAGCGTTTGATTGGGCGTCCATTCACCGACCCGATGGTTAAAAAAGATGCGAAATTGGTACCCTACAAAATCATCAAAGGTAAAAACGGCGACGCCTATGTAAAAGGGCGCGATAAAGATATGTCGCCTGCGGAAATCTCTGCAATT